TTGTTGCCTCTCCTATTTCCGTAGTAGCTAAATTAGGCTTTGTTGTTTTTCCAACCATGTCACCACCTGCGCCACCAGCTATTAATGTAGCGGCAAGTTTACCACTTTCGTACAAAAATTTACCTTTAGAAAGTGCGGTACTAATATATTCGTCGTCTGTTTTTTTTAAAACTTTATTAGCATCAGTTCCTTTAGTAAGACCTTTTGCAGCTAATCTATCAAATCCATTAAAAAGAGTTCCAGGTATTCCTGTTCTTCCAAAAGCATTTCTTTCTCCCGTATCTTTATATCCCATTACGGCTAAGGCTCCTTTTTTTAAGCCTTTAACCTTATCCATTCCTATGTATCTTTCTTGTCTAGATAGTTCTGTATTGTCTTCAAATATTGCCATAATTATCTTCTATTAGAAAGTCTATAATGATTTATTAAGTTATCAATTTTTATTGAATAGTTTGTGTTGTTATCAAACTCAAAAGTCATAGAAAGCCATCTACCTCTCATACGATTTTCCTGAGTTATTGTTCTAATTGGTAATCTAAAATTATCTTCTAAAAATTTAACTCTTGTATCTGACTGTACATTATAAAATCTTTTTTGTTGTTCTGTTGTAAATATAAACTTATCCATTTTAGAAACTCCTTGTTTGTTTATTGCAACTCTTACATTGTCAAACAGTTTAGAAAATTCTCCTTTATCACTTACTGTAACCGTTAAGCTTGTCTTAAAATCTTGACCATAATAATTAGCATGTAGTAAGTTTTTTCCATGAACGTAAAATTGTTTAGGAACTAAACTAGCTTGTTCACTAATTGTAAACTTATTATGACACACATAGAAGTTAGGTTTAAAGCTATGAAATTGTGTAAACTGTTGTATGTATTCAGAATAAACTACTGTTGCTCTAAATGGCGTTATTTTGCTTTTATCAACTTCTATAAATTGCCAGTTGTCATCTTTAGTTTCTCTAAACAATAAATAATTTTTATTTGCTAGTGCTTGAAAAAGAAAAGTAGTTACACCAATAGAATTTCTTTGCCTTACTGATACAGAATTAGATAAGCTACTTATAGATAAATATTGTAAAATATTATTATTTACAATACCCGAACCAATATCTCCAATAGGCATTAGTAAGCCTACTGTAGGAGAGTAAGTGCCTTGATAATTAATAAATGAAGTTTCATTATTTCCTAAATAACTATTAGAATCTAAAACATCTGAAGTAATGACAAAATCTGTTACATATTCTATATATTCGTTTCTATTAAAAGTCCAAAATACATCTCTATCTTTAGAGTTCCATGCTCCAAGTATTCCGTTATTTAATACAGGGTTGTCTTTGTTTAAAAAGAAACTAGACTCTTTTTCAAAGTAAGAATGCATTCCTTTTAAATCAGAAAGATATGCTAATCCGTCTTGTGCAAAACGCATAGCTTTACCATTAAAAACATCTACCCAATAAAAAGCTTTTCCCGTATTAACTAATGACCATTGATGCTGATTACCTACAGAAGTAGATATATAATCTATTCCATCTAATGCTGGACCTACACCTGTTGTTAATGACTGTGTTGTTTCACTTTCTAAAGCTGCTCTATCAAACGCTCTTAGTCTACCAAAGCCTGTTTCTTGAAAAGAATATATTTGATTAAATAAAAACGATGAACTTGTAATAGCACCATAAAGACCCATTAAGTCTTCAAAAGCATTAATTTCAAATTGTCTCCATGAATCTATAGGATCACCGTAGTATTTATTTAAAGTGTGTCTCCATCTAATTGGATATTCATTTATATTTTGAAAAGCAAATGGTTGAGTATTAAAAAATTTAGTTAATTCTGAAAATGTTATTACATCATTATAATTAAATTCTTCTATTAATTGACCATTACCATTGTTAAGTCTAAAAAGACCATCGTAATATACATGAGTACTAGACATAGGCTCTGCTCTTGCACCAACATCAGGAAACATTGGGTGTGTAGAAGATGCGGCTTGTCTTAACGTATGATTAATTGTTGATTCATACGGAAAAGAAACTCCCTGAGAGTAATCATAACCAGTACTAATTCCAAGCCTACCATATAATCTAAGAAAAGAAAAGTAATCTAAGTAACAATCACCTCCAAATATTTCAATATCATTATATAAATCTGCTGGCGCTTCTGTAAAAGTTGGATTACCTATTGGTTGAAAATGACCTGTAGAGTAAAATATTGTTTGTTGCATTGAACTTATATTCAATCCTCCATATAAATTTGTATTTTCTCTATAGTAGTTAGCTATAATAGAACCTGCACCTGTGTTTTGATTGTAAGAACTTGTACTTGCGCTATATTTAAATATAGCATTAGACTTACTTCCAAAATTTCCATGTTTGTAAAAAACAGAATTAGGTTTACCAAATGAAGACAAATCATTATTTTGCCCAAATCCTTGAGTGTTTGGTCCACCTCCGTCAGTTCTAAATTTTGTGCTATTTTTTAAATCAAGTCCTGTTTCATAATCCTCTACTACTTCTGCAAGTCCTAGTACCCATTGATTATTTATATTGGTTTGAGAACCAAACTCAGGACTATAAGTACCAGCATTGTCCATTATAGGATTATATGTTCTATACCATTTACTTACAACAACAACGGAAGTGCTAGAAGTACCGCTATCATTAATTCCACCAAAAGTAGTGTCAGGTGCATTAAACCCACCAGTAGTATCAACAGAAGTAGTTCTTGTACTTGCACCTTTATAACAAGAGCCAATAATTTTTAAATTATCATTAGTTTGTAATGTCGGAATTGTTTGTGAATTGAAATCATTATCAGGACAATAAAACACAGATAAATTTGGTCTTGCACTATATTTATCACCACTAGTTGAATCCCATCTATCTACTCCAAATAAACTAGGCGAAGTTGCAGTACCACTAGCCCATCTATGATAGCCAACCATGTGTGGTCTTGTTATTGTACTATCTTCTGCATCTATTACAGTAGGCATTAGTAAACCTTGATTAATAATAGTAGCATCTCTGTCAGTTCTAACAATAGAAAAACCACTTATCTTGTCTTTTATAGAACTTATGTTAATTCCACTTACATTAATACCCATTATTCTTAAATGAGAATAATCGGTTGTACGGAAAGGGTCAGAAGTAACTACAGTGTCAGATTGCAATGATGCAAGGTTATAATCATTTGTAGGGCAAGCTGGTAACGTAAGATTAGCAGTTGTTACACCTGTTGTTGTTCCATCTATTTTTAATCTATTCCATTCATATGTAGTATTGTATTGATCGGGAAAAGTAAAATCTGCTAAATGAAAAGCAAAATATGGATAACCTAATTTGTCGTAAAAAACTATTGCAAACCTATATGTTTCTCCTCTAAAATATCCTTTAAAAATACTATCTACTTGTGTTCCTTTATAATTAACATAGTCATCAATAATTTGATAACTTTCTACAGAAGTTTGATGAAGTCTTTTTTGAGTAATTGAATTTGCATCTGGATTTGCATGAACAACGGGTGGAGCTTTAGGACCAATCTCATCTGTATCAGAACGCATATCTCTAAACTTAGGAGTTATAGTTAGTCCTGATAAAATAGCTTCTAATTCTGTAGAAGTTATTTTTAATAAATTTTCTTTGATATTTCCATAGTATAAAACACTGTCTTTTACTTCTAATGTTTTTGCAGCTAATATTCCTTGAAACCTAGTGTTTATTGTTTCTGTTATTATAGGTTCTCCTACATTGGAAACATGCTCAAATGTCATTGTTGTTGTTCCCGTAGGTATTGCTCTATCAGAAAATATATTAGACTCATCTATAATTGCATTTGTTTTTGCGTATAAATAAGCTATTTGTATTCTGTCAAATCTATTGTCAATACCTTTTATCTCAATTCTATTACCTTTACCTGAGTCAAGACCACTGCCTTCCATTTCATAACGGTTCCAGTTTGTATTGTTAATGTCATCACTAGTTACAAAAATTTTATTTGTAGGCGTAACCCAACCTGTTGCATAACCATCAGCAGTTAATAATCTATAAGTATATTGATATATACCCGTTAAGACATTTCCGCTAATTTTTCTTACGTATTTAATTAATCCTGGATAAAATTCAGCCTGACTGTTTATACTATGTACTGTATTCGTAACAGCAGTATAAGCATTAACATCATTTCTTTCTAAAGTAGGATTGTAGCTTAAAGTAAATACTCTTGGAGGGTTACTGTCAGACTTTACACCATCAACCCAGTATACTCTTATTGTTTTATTGTTTTCATATAAAAAACGAGCGAATATTTGATTTGTAGATTTAAAGTTTAATTTTTCTGCATCAGCAGTGTCGTTAAATAATGTTGCATAAGTTCCATTACCATCTTTGTCAAATCCTAAAATACCTATTTCAGAAAAAGATAAATCTTCTCTAACAGAAAATATTATTTTAATGTTACCATCACCAGCATATCCTAATGGAATATATCTGTTTGTATCAGCACCATTATTAGCGTTTAAAGTAAAAGAAAGAGTATTTCCGTTGTCTTCTACCCAATCAAGTGTACCTCTTTTATTAAACATTAACTTACCATTAATGTTATCTACCATTGAAGTAGCACTAACATTAGTTGGATCGTAATCTCTATTTAAACCTTTGCTAAAAACATTTTTACTAATCTGTGCCATTAAAAGTATTTTTTATTAGGTAATGGAAGTAGTTGGTTAAACATATTTGCAAGATACTCTAGCTTTGCTGGGTTAGGCATTTCGTCATTACCTCTTGCTTGGGCGCATAAATAATACCACCTACTTTCTAATTCTTTGTATATATGTTGCGGTATCTTACCGTTGTAATAATCTACAGATTTACACTTCCACATTAAATAATGAGAAACTGCTAGTTCATGTGATTTAGCTATTAAAGGAAACCCTTCTTCATCTATAGAAACGCCCTCATAACTAATTCCAAATTCAGAAATGTCTTTACTGTTAACGTATATGTATCTATTCTTTAAAGTAAACACAAGATTGTAAACACTATTGACATTCTCTTGCCTTGTATTAGCGTTGTTTAACTTTGATGCTGATATGTTAGCTAAATGAACAGAACCTCCGTTAGAAGAACTCTTATTGAACATAGCAAAGTTTTTATCACTAAACTCTATTTCTGTATTATTATACTTTAATCCACTAAGAGTAATTAAGTCATCAGGCAAAGTTGCTTTCATGTTCTTAACACTTAGTAAACATTCTTTGTGTGTATATGAGTTGTCTGTACCAATTAAGTTTTCTGCTTCAACAGACCACCTTGCAAAGTCATCTATGTATTGATTAACATTTTTTAAACCTAGATTACCAGCTACATCACCAATAATTCTTCTTATAGAAATTTTATCGCTATTCATATTTTTTTTTATTCTGTAAAGTCAGCATACTCATAACCTCTATTGACTTGTTTCATCATTATCTTAGTTTGAGTAGGACTTAACTTCACGTTAATACTTTTCCATTTATTAGGTTTAAACCAATACAATTCGTGCCAATATCCTTTTGTGTAAAAATCATCAACACTATCTGCTTTGTAATATCTTTGTTTTTTGTTGTTCTTTTTTTTAATAATTCTTAAACTACCAAACTTATTTGGCAACTTATATTCAAAACCTTTCATTGTATAGTTTAATATAAAACCTAAATAAGGTTTCACTACACTTCTAAACTCTCTAAATGTTATTGTACGCTTATTTAAATATGTTCTTTTAGCAAGTTCTCTTTCTATTTCTTTTTTAGCGTCTTCGTAAATACCCATTAAGGTTATACGATTTTTACTATCCCATCTTTTGATTATCTTTTCTTGCATTATTTAATTCATCATTTACAGCGGCTTCAGTAAACTGTAATTCTTTCTGAAGTATGTTAGTCAAAACATATACGTAAAGGTTAAGAGGTAAAGGATATTCGGTTTTAGCATCATCAAAACAAGCTGGTTCACAACCACTAGTAGCGTATTGATTAACTTCTGTTGGATTTTCAAATACTCCTCTTATGTTAACGTATTCTAAATCTAAGTCTCTTTTGTTTAATTGAAAATACATATTATTTCCAATAGTTGTTACTCTTGACATCATTTTGCCGAATTGAGTAGCTGACTTAAAATAATCTGTATCAGCATTACCTAAAATAAATGGTTCTCTTTTATCAATCTTTCCTACAAAAACTATTGCTCTGTCTTTAGGAAAGTCTACAAATTTAGGAACAACTGCCTTTTTAACTTTGCAACCCCATTCTACACTAGGACAATCGGTATCTGTTGCATCAACTTCTACTAGTGGAACAATACCCAAGTCTTGCACCATTTGTGGGTGAATGTCTTTTCCGTAGTTTGTAGTTTGTAAAACTCCTTCGGCTCTATAATAAGATATCCAAAATTTTATTTGTGAAATAGTTAAACGATCATCGTCAGAATTTCCTTGACCGTTTCTGGCTATATTTCTAATATTGTATGCTAATTTATCTAATGTTGCCATACTTTCAAATTTAATAAAAAAAAGCTCGCAATAAACTGCGAGCTTTTTTTAAATTATTATTGAATAACTGTCTAAAAACTACTCTTATAAAGCATTAATTAATGCTTGTAAAGCAGCAGTATATCCCGCAACACTACAAAAGATTTTTAAATCTTTTACAACAGTTCCTTTTGAATCAATAAAAGGTTGTGCAACATCTATATCAAGAGTTACAAGTGTTGTTGTATATGTAGCTGCAGTAATTTTACTTTCAGGTATTCCCGCTGTTTTTAAGTCTGCAGGATAACCTTCTGAATAAACTGTCTGTGTAATAGTTGAAGCAACTACACCAGCAGAAGAACTTGCATAAACAAATGTTTCAAGACCTTTTTTGTCAGCTCCTTTTTGAGTAATAAGTAGTTTACCTGTAGCTCCAACTGTAGATGCTACAGCAGACTCAATTGGGTAATCAATAAGTCCAGCATTTACTTCACTTTCAAACTTTGCTGCAAAAGCGTCAGCTATTGCTCTGTTAGTAAGTGTGTTTGTAGACTTTTTTATGGACTTACTTACATCAACAGTATAAGTCTTTCTGTATTTTTGACTTGCTACTAAATTTGAAGAAATTGTTACTTTAATTTGATCTCCAATTTCATAAGTTCCTGAAAAAATAATTGAATCTGAACCTGCAGTTCCTGCATTTGCTACTACATTAATTGCTGTTACATTTTCTAATGCATACTTGTTAATAGAATAGTCTGGTGCTAGTTGAATGTCATTTCCTACTAATGTAGGTACTGCACCTGTTACGATTGCGAATGTTTCTCTTGCCATTTTAATAAATTTTAATTATTGTTTTTTTAATTTTTTTTTGTACTATTTTTTATTTTCGTTTTCACTTGCTATCTCATTAGATTGCATTTGATATTGAACTTGACTTTCAACAGTACCTAACATTTTTCTTACAGCTAAATCAACAACTTCTTCATGTACACTAATAGGCAACTCACAATTTACAATTGGAACTGATATAGAGTTTACATTAGTTGGTGTCTTTAAATACACTAAAGTAACTTCAGTAGGCGTTGTATCGCTTAGTATGTTTAAAACATTACTATCTACAGCGGGTGTGCCAACTTGAGCATTTACTTGTACATATCCTAAATTAGTATTACTGTTTTTGTTAAATGGGTCATTTTGATTTCCAGCTTCATCATCCCATTGTACGGGAGATATTTTTCTAGAAATTAAATTTCCGCATTTATCAGGAGTAGTACCTTTTAAAGCTAATGTGTATCTAAAATCATTTATTGCTGTTAAATTAACTTGAGCAACCGAACCTAGATTTATAGTTTTAACTATTGTATTAAGTTTTGCACGAGCCTCTTCGTCTTTTTCAAATACTCGATAATTTACATCGACAATTTGATTAACTGAAAGGTTAATAAACATATCCTTTTCCTCCTTGGTAAACCAAGGGGCATCTGCTTTATCAATAAGCAAATCGGCTAGTTTGTGCATTTCTAAAATAGTCATTTAATCTACGGCTTTTTCTAATTCGTTTGCAATGTCCTTGTTGTTTTTTAAGAATGTAGCAGCAACATCAAACGTAGTACCCATGTTTACAGAACCAAACATCATTCGATTCAGTGAGTCAATTACAGTTTTTTGAGCTATTGCATTTCTTAATAAAACTTTAATCGGATAGTCAGGAGAATTATACTCTTCTAACAATAGTTCAGCGTTACTCTTACGCTTTGTACTGTCATAGTTGTCAATATGTTCGTATAACTCTCTTTTAATCACGTTAAAGCTACTGTTAGGCTTTATGTTAATTTTTAATACCCTTACAAGTGAAATCAATTCTTTATCGGATGATTTAGAAATAATTGTTTCAGCCTTATTTTTAAACTCACGTTTACTAATAAAATCAACTGCTCCTTCTTCTAAATTAACCAACCTTATGACAGAACTAGGACTATTAACATAATGAGGGTGATGTACTAATTGACCATACAATAGTCTATCATTCTCAATAGTAAGTCTTAATATTCTTTTTTTAGTAATCTTTTCTATTCTTTCACTTCCATTTGAATCTACAAACGGTCGCCAAGTATGATTACCAAAATCGTCAATTTGATTAAACCCTCTTACGGTGATAGTACCAGTACGTTTAGGGTCAACTAAACGTACTTCGACTATTCCTGTTATAGGTAATCCTTTTGTCAAATTCTTTACTTCTGCTTTTGCTAACTTTTCCATTTTCCTTTTCTTTAGTCTTTATAATTTTATGCGAAAATTAACTGTCCACAAGATAATGGGTTTCTAACAACCATTCCTGATTCTGAAAGTATTTCCATAGAGAAACTATCTCTTGAAGATACAGCCATCATTTGCGACTGATTAAAAGGGTCAACCATTCCAGGCATGTACTTAATAATCATTGAACGATTAATTCCTCCCGCACCTTTGACTTTTCTTTCGATGTTTGAAACACCATCAGTTTGTCCAAAGTTTAAGAATACCATTCTAAATGATTCTTTTAAATAACCTGAAGCTGGGTCAATGTCAGTATGTAAGTTTGGATCGTCAAAGATAGGACAGTGAGCAAGTGTTAATCTACTTCCTAACGCATTGTAAGTAGTAAAGTTAACTCCAATCTCAGTTTCTGCACCAACTTTAGCATCATATACTAAGTTACCTGATGGGTAAACTAAATCTTTCATTGCTTTATGGAAAGCTACTTTACCAGCAGTACCAGTGTAAACAATCCAATGAGAGTTCATCTCACCTGTGTTAAGAGATAGTTGAGCTAAGAAATCAGTAATTCTTTCTTCAGTTAAAACACCACTGTAGGTATCAACGTTTGCAGAATCAATTTGCTTTAAAATACCATCACCACTAACAATAGGTTTACCGTTGCTATCAAAAACTTTAGCTACTCCGTTAATGTCCATTGTTGATTGAGAATACCAATCAGAAACTTCTCTCTCATACAAGAAATCTTCTTCCATGATTTTTTGTTCTGTAAAGAACCAAAGTCTTTCTCCGTTGTTTTCAATCCAAGTAATATCAGTTAAAGCTGAACCTGTAATAGATTTTGCTTTTCTACTAATTTTAGTATAGTTAATATACCAGTCTGGGTAAACAGAGTTTTCGTAACCTCTTTCAGAACCTTCTGTAAATGCAGAACCCGCAGCGTTAACTGTTTTACCAGCAGTAAAGTTTGCTAAAGCTATTGTTTTAGTTGCATCGTTAGTTTGTAGCTTTGCAGAAAAAGTGTAACCTGCAGCACTAATAGTTGGTTCTCCAATAAGAATTGCAGAAGTTCCATCTTGAAATCTTACAATATCATTTGGATTCAAGAAGTTTTCTTCTGTTTCAAAAGTAAATGTACCATTTGCTACACCATTACCTGTTGAAGTTCCCGTAAGAGTAGATGGTCTGTTTGTACGACCTAAAACTGCCCACTTAAATGAGTTATCTCCAATAACTTCTTCTTTTGCAAAACGTGACGTACCATCTACAAAGTAATTCAAAGAATACTGTGGGTATTGTCTAATTAAT